CTGCCGCTGTGGCTGGTGTTGCGTTCACCTTGATTAATGTTCCGGTGGAAAAGGCAAAGGCGAGGGTGCTCATTGCCACAACAAAATACTTAGAATACTTTTTCATAGTTCTGTTTAGAATATTATTGTAATTATAAACGTGTTATTTTCAGTCAGTTACAGGTGTTCAAAATGTGGAGCCCACCAAATTGCCCACTTTTACTGCTGTTTGTTCACAAGTCCACGCAGAAATCCGATTTCCTGCTCTTGTCTTGCTATCAGCTTGTCTTTTTCCGCAAGCAACTGCGCCTGCGCCTCAATCTTTTGCTCTAATGCCGCTATTTTGCCCTCTGTGGCGTTTATCGTCTGCGTGCCTTGATAGTTATCGCCGCTGATGACATTTTGCGACACATGGCTTGAATTTGCGTCGAGCATCAGGTTGAAGGCAGCGAACTGCGCCTTGCCGATTGCCTTTTCTTCGGCAAACATCTCGCCGATGCCATCACGCAGCCAAAGAAAGGCGACGTTGAAGACCGAGCCAATTTTTTGCAACATTTTACTTGACCACGGCTTTTTGTTGTTCATGTAACGGCTCAATGTTGATACGTCAACGTTACACGCTTCGGCAATAGCAACCTGGGTGTAACCATAGTGTGCCATAAACTGCTTCATTCTTTCTGATACAGCCTTGTCAACAGAAGTAATCTTTCCATCCATAGTTGTATATGTTAATGAGTATTTATAAATCAACACAAAGTCAACTATAAATGCAAGAGAATGTCAATAAATCAATTTTAAACTTGATTTAATATTGACATTTCATTGACTTTTTGTACCTTTGCAATCGTTGACAGAGCGCAGCGAAACGAACCCTAACCGCTCGCAAAACGCTCAATATATGTTTAATATGCAAATGTAGCAATTATAGTCGAGATGGCAAAGAGAAAAAGAATAAAACTTCGGCGAGGATGCCAAATTAAATTGGCAGAAGACTGCGGAGTAGGGGTGGCAACAGTCCGACGTGCCCTGCAATGGGAACTTGACTCGGACATTCAGAACCTCATCCGCAAACGAGCACATGAACTCGGATACGTGAAACGCTGGTAACGGACGGTACTGCCGTCACAACATAAACCAAACAAAAAAGCAAGATTATGAAACAGGCGACAGTAACACAGATTGAGAAGATTTGGCTCTCGAACAAGGAGGCGCAAGCGTACCTCGGCGTGGGCATGGACTTCTTCAAGAACCTCCGTTCAAGCGGACGTATCTCGTTCTTCAAGGTCGGCACAACGGTGTTCTACCGCAAGCGCGACATTGACAGGCTTATCGAGAAAAACAGAGTATGTTAGAGTTAATAGTACATTCATAATGTTTTTAAAGTCTTTTGTTTCGGCGATATTTTAATCGCTTCGTCGTGATGACGGTTTTCTACATTCATTAGATCGTATTTATGATTATTAGACAAACAAGTTTCAGGCGTGAAACGAAACCTGCGGTCGTCGCGAAGTGGTCGCAGGTTTTAAAAACAACGCGGAGTGGTGCAAAGGTAAGCACATGTGGGTCAGATTTTTCACAGGGTTAATATCGCTCATAATTAGTTAGTCATAAGTTAAATAGGCAGTTAGCCCCACAAGATGCGGTGTCGTAACCGCCTCCGCGACAGAATACTTAAATTTGTTGTTGTTTTAGCGAAAACACATTTTGTAACAATTTAAATTATTGATGGTAAAACATTTCTGTCAGCTCGCAAATCTGCGAAGACAAGCGGGTTTTAAATGACCGAAAGGCACGACTGGTGTGCCGGAGCTATGGATAGGGGAAGCTAAAAGAGCTTTGCTTGGATTTCAGTTAATTTCCATTTATTGTTATTGTTGTTGTAAGTCCCATTCCCTGAGCCTCGGGTGGCTCTTGCGGTTCGACTCCGCTTTCGGTCGCTACTTTGTTCTTTGAATTATTGACACACAGAAGAAAGGCATATAGAACGGCGCGAGACTAACAATCCAAGACCGCCGCTCAAGGATGCTGAGTAACGAAAGACCTATTAAAGCATCTCCTGACGTAGCGAAAGCCGTGAAAGCGGATAGAATGAACCATGTCGAACTCTGAATTGTCGGCACAGGCAAAGCAAAAGGGAATGCAGTAGGCTGCACGCTCGTCGTGCAAGACGGTCGCACCGCAAAAGGTCTATAAAGGTGCGAAAAACAACAGACAGAGACTTTTCAGTGTTTGTCATATTATATAATCAAAGAGGAGAGTGCGCGATTGGTAAGGCGAAGTCCTCGGAACTTTATACGAATTCCGGGACTATGATACTGGTTCGATTCCAGTCTCTCCTCCTGCTTTCTAATTCTTTTTAATTGGGTTAATAGGAATATGTAACTGATAATTTAATGGTATTAAGATGGGTTGTGTGTGCCGTTCGTGAGAATAGCACACATTATTTTTTAACTAAAAAGAAACTAACGTGAAGCAAACGAACATCTACAGCCACAAGGGATGGCTAAAAGACATAACAATTCGGGAATACCCGTATTCTTCTGCCGGGGAGATAGCCGCAAGACACGGCGTTTGCAGCGGCAGCGTCTGGTATTGGGTTAAAAAACTGGGCCTCCAGCAGACGGACGAGACGAAAGCCCGAATACTCAAAAAGACACGGGGGTGTATCGCAAACACAATCAGGACAAATCCCGAGGCCAAACGAAAAAGCATGGAAACGAAAAAGCGCACATGGATGATGGAGCGATTCCGCGTAATGTCGGGGCTGCCTCAGAGAACAAAGATGCGCATTGCGACGCGACCCACCAAGGCGTACAAGGCAATTTGGTACCTGGAGAATATGCGCAACTACTTTCGCGACATCGAGGTGGGCGGCAAGTTTACGCTCTACTACGACGACGAGACGAAACGCTCCGACAAGGAGTGCTACTACGCACAACAACTTGGACTCACATTCAAAAAAGCATAGTTTTTTTACATTATTATATTTTTTACTTAAAAATGAGTTGCTAAAGGACAACTCTCGGGTGCGAACCCCGATTTTTGATTTTACTTGGTTGTCGCGGCGACTTCGGTCGTCCAATGAAGTTGTGGTATAGGCGCCTGGTAAGCTATACAAGCTCGCAAGCAAGGAGCGACGGGTCCTTTTTTCTTTCTATGTTTGAGATAACTTTTCAGCCCTTCGTGTACCAAGCCTCTGGGGAGTAATAAACACCAAGCAGGTTCAAATCCTGCAACTTCGCAAATCAAAAAACAATGTTGATTATGAAAATACTGATTTTTGCATTCTTGACAGTGTTTGCGCTGTTCGGCTTGGCTGCAACGGTGCAGTCGGTGATTGACGTGTTCAAAACAAAGGGTTAAAGTCATGGGAAGACCGAGAGGGTGCCATGATTGCCAGTGGGGAAACTGGCCCGAGATGTGTAAAGACCCGAAGCGAGACCCGAAGTCAAATTATTGTTGCTGTCAGTGGGAATGGCGATACGAATAAAAAAACATACGGTATGAATATAAGCGAAGTATATGAGCGCATCCGAGAACGAGAGTCGGGCGCAAGTGCAGAGTCTCGTACACGAGCAGAGCTGCACATACAGAAGATTAAGGAACTCCGAGAGAAGCATAAGGCGTTTATCAAGATGCCGCACACGAAAGCGTGCGATATGATAAAATACTGCCTTGCCATCGACAGAAACCTCGGTATTAACCGAATACATAAAAATGCGTTCGGGTTTATCTTCTTCAAGTATCAGTAACTAATTTTCTAAAAACATAAGGCAATGAGAACAAGAACAGCAGTGTGGTACGAAACCACAGTACGCTACGAACGTCAGAATGACGACAGCACAAACAGCATCACTACGGAAGCATACGCCGTGGACGCATTGAGCTTTGCGGAAGCGGAGCAGAGAATTACAGAGGAGATGGAACCGTATTGCTCGGGCGAGTTTGACGTGAAGAAAATCGCAATCGCTCCGTACACCGAGGTATTCTTCTCTGAAGATGAAGACGATGACAAGTTCTTCCGTGCAACCGTCGCAATGATTACGCTTGACAAGCGTACCGGCAAGGAAAAGAAGACCAACGTAAACTATCTCGTTCAGGCGAAAAACATCGAAACGGCACGCAGATATGTCGTAGATGCGTTTCTCAATACACAGATTGACTACGAAATCAACCGCCTCGTAGAAACAAAGATACTCGACGTGTTCGAGAAGTAACAATAATCATAAAAACAGCATAGCAAATGGAAAATAACGAATACGAAGTGCTGCAAGTGCAGCATGATCAGAACATCGTTCAGTTGGACGCAGTAGAGCGTGCAAACGTAGACTCGCAGGTGGCAACCGCAAAGCAATATCCGAGAAACGTCACACGAAGCATCAACAACTCAATCGCTATGGCGACTATGGATGTAAATACAGCGCAGAGCTGCGGTTACGCCCTCCCTCGCGGCGGCAAGCCTATCACCGGCCCGAGCGTGCATCTGGCTAAGTTAATCGTATCCAACTGGGGAAATATCCGTGCCGAAGCAAAGGTTGTTCAGATTACCGACAAGCAGGTTATCAGTCGTGGTACATGTTGGGACTTGGAAAACAATGTGGCGACCGCTTTCGAGGTTCGTCGTTCAATCGTAGGCAGCAGTGGCAAGAGATATTCGGATGATATGATTACCGTTACAGGTAACGCAGCAAACGCTATCGCATACCGCAATGCTGTATTCTCTGTTATCCCAAAGGCTGTTACCGATAAGGTATATCAGGCAGCACAACACTGCATCACTGGCGACCTCTCTGACAACGATAAGCTGATTGCTACACGCAAGAAGTGCATCGACTACTTCAAGGACGAGTACGGCATCACAGAAGAGGAGGTTATAATGATTTGCGGAAAGCAGACCGTCAACCAAATCAAGGCTGAACAGATTGCTCTGTTGCGCGGCGTAATACAGTCGCTTGTAGACGGCGATACCACCGTCGAGGAGCTTATGAAGCCGTACCGCAAGGAAGAGAACAAGAAGAACGTCGCTGCCAAAGCAGCCGAAACCGCAGTGGCCAACGCGGCGAAGAAGGAGGCTAAGGCATGATTACCGACAATATAGAACAAAGAAGTATCGCCTGGTACCGCAGTCGCTTCTCTAATTTCACAGGTTCCGAAGTTCACAATCTTATGAAGTCGGGTCGCAAGAAGGATGAAATTTGGTCCGAAACGGCAAAGAGCTATATGTACAAGGTAGCCGCCGAGCGCATGTTTAACCCCGACTTCCTCAACGACGATGATGTGTTTGAAGACTATCTCCATCAGACGAACTTCACCTCCAAGGCTATGCAGTTCGGCATCGAGCAGGAGCAGTACGCCCGAGAGACATACATCAAGCTCAACAACGATGTCGAGGTGTTCGAGGTTGCATCCTGCAAGCACGATACCATACCGCACTTCGCAGCCTCGCCCGACGGCATCGTAAGAGGTGCGGACTTGAAGTGCCTGGAGATTAAGTGCCCGAACATCGCAACCCACATGATGTATGTGGATAAGATACACGACGGCGCATCACTGAAAGAAGTCAAGCCTGAATACTATTGGCAGACAATGGCAGAGATGGCTTGCACCGGCGTAACGGAAACGGACTTTATTTCCTATTCGCCGTGGCTCCTGAACCCTATACATATCGTAACCATTCCGCGCAACGACGAGGACGTCGCGCTGCTTGAAGAGCGCGTGAAGCTCGCAAACGCTTTCGTGGAAGAAGTTATCAACAAGTCAAAATCCTAAAAATTATCATGGACGTAGTAGGAAAAATCATAGCGGCCCTGCCTCCCAAGAGCGGCACGTCGCAGTCAACCGGCAAGCCGTGGCAGGTCAACACCTATGTATTGCAGACCACCGAGCAGACACCGAAGAATATCGCCTTTGACGTGTTCGGCGCGGAGCGTGTCGAACAGTACAATCTCAAAGTAGGCGATATGGTTACGGTGTCAATCGACATCGACGCTCACGAATACAACGGACGTTGGTACAACCAAATCAGAGCATGGAACGTTGTGAACCATGCTTCGGCACAGCAGCCGACCGCACAGCAGGCACCACCTCCGACACCGCAGCCTGGCACCTTGTTTCCGCAGCCACCTGCGCAAGGAGCACAGCCCGCACCGTCAGCAGGAACTGACCAACTGCCCTTTTAACGTTCGCAAGTACGTTCTGTGGGCGCAAGCCAACCTAAATGCTATCATAGTAGGGTAGGGTCGCTTCCCTGCCCTACAAACTAAATAAAAAGTCATTGTTATGAAAAACAGAATTTCCCTCGATTTGTCAAACATGGAAGCCTTCAAGGAACTGACCAACATACAACTTGGTGAGCTTATGAGGGCCGTATTCGCTTACGCTTCCGACGGCACGATGTTGTCCGAGGATGCCGACCAAGCCGTTCGTGTCGCGTTCGCCTTTCTGAAGGCGGACGTGGACGCGGAACGCGACTCGTACAAAAGACGCTGCGAGCGCAACAAAGAGAACGCACGCAAGCGTTGGGCGAAGCGTAACAAACGCAAGACAAACACGCCTCAAACTCCTGCATCCGCACCACAGGAAAAGGCCGCAACGGTAGACTACGAGAAGCTCGTCGCCTATTGGAACCGCCGTGTGGATGAAACGAAGTCCTCGATGGCAAAGGTGGTCAACATCACCCCGTACCGCAAGAAGCTGATCGAGGAGCGACTTGCGGAATATAACAACGACAACAAGGCATTACAGAAGGTACTTGACAAGGCTCTCGCAGACCCTTACCTCAATGGCAAAAACCCGTCAAAATGGGTTGCTGATTTCAACTGGCTACTGAAACCCGAGAACTTCTCACGGCTTGTAGAGAGTGGTGCTACTACTCCAAATGAGCCGAAACCGCAAGCCATTAAGACCAGGATTACCGAAACCGATTTGGCAAGCGAACACATGGAAGCGCAACGACACAGAGAGGAAATAGAGTTCACACGCGCTGAACATCAACGTAACAACCTCCTCGCAGCTACCAAGGCTGCTGACAGAAACCCCAACTGCCTGCAAGCGAAGATGGCATACAACGCCTACAAGGACGGCACGCTTGCAAAGCTCGGAATTGACTGGACTCCTAAAACATCAACAAATGGCACTGAAAGACGAGATACAGAAATGGCTAAGAGAGCATCCTGACGCAACAGTTGAGGAAGCGATATGGGCAGGAGCCTACATCGAAATCGACTTGTGGTGCAAAAAAGTCAAATAACAATGACAACAATCGGAATAATACTACTCGTAGCCTACGTCGCCTTCATGGTGGGTTCGTTAGGCTATACAATCGGCTTCCTTCACGGAAACTCTGTAAAACACAACGAATATAATGAACTTTAATCTATGAAAACAATGGATAAAGAAGTCTACGAAATCAAGAAAGACGGCATGACGCGAGCTGAACGTAGAGCGTACAAGCGTATGCTGGCGAAACAAAAGAAAACAAACTCATGAAAAAAGAAATAAGAATACCGATTTTGGGTGTAATTGAAGAAAGCGAAACCCTTAATGGGAACGAACGCTATTTTCTTGACCATTACCCACATGGCGAAGGAGTTTATCTTGTAAAGATAGGAGCTGTTTCATGGAGTTACGCGATGTGCACATCCGAAACGAAAAAACACCAAATGACAGAATAAAGTGCGACTTTGCCATATACCCTATTCGTTCGTCGGCTGTTGTCGAGGAGATAAAGAAGGAGCACGAAGCAACGTTAAAGGATTATATCGAGGAGTGTTGCGTCAAGATACTAACCTCGGTAAACGCCAATCGTGACGATGTGAGAAATGTAGACGAGAAAATGAGTGTCCTCATAAAACAGCTCGCCTCTGATACCACATGCCTCAAAGAAGCTCTCAATTCTATCAAGGAAGATGGCGTTGCATCCGGCAAGGGAATTAGCGAAAAGACTTTGCTTGGAGCACTGGAAATTGTAACAAAAAAAGGACAATAACATGGCAAACGAAAACAACAAACCTTATTTTCTTTTGATTTTTCATAAGAATGACCCCGTGCCGTCCATTGTATCAGTAGATGTGATTGCGGCGATGTATCCATGCGCTGATAAAAAAATGATTGATATTACAACCACGGAATGCGATTGTATGGGCTTCGAGAACGTCGAGTCGTTTAAAATGGTTCCTGCCGAGGAAATTAACTTTAACATGTAACAACAACAGATATGAAGAAAACAATCAAGACATTTGTTGGTAGGTTGCGCGATGCGTGGGCTATCATACGAGAACGCAATTATGTTTTTATCCGCGAGAACGAGGACACAAGCGAACAAGAGGCGCTCCACACAGCAATCTTTATTCTCGGCGCACGTTGGCTTAAAAACAACGATAACGTAAATTGTTTCTCCCGAGTAGATATGCTGCTTGACTTGCTGAACGATACGAACAGCATAATGATGCTTACAAAGGATGCTGACGGCACGCTGACTTACTGCTACGACTGCAAGTCTGAAGAAGATTTTGACGACTTAATCAATATGGAGGTGAAGTAATATGGAAAGTGAGATTTATTACATCAACATGGATGGCAATATCTACTTCAAGGTTGAAGATGGTGTTGTCTGTTCGCAAGGCAAGCAGACCAGCGTATCACCCGACAAACTCTCCGACTTCCTTGCAATAGCTAAGGAGTTGGGATTTAAAACAGGCAAGTTATGAAAGCTGTACTGACATTAGACAACGGAGAAAATTTATCGCAGATATTTATCCTCTCCAAGGCAAGAAACAACACAAGCCACGTTTCCACGACGAGTACGAGCGGTGGTTTGTGGAAGAGTTTAACAAAGCGCAGCCACGAGCTGCTCACAAGGTGGTGAAGGCGCACATACTAAGAAACTAATAATACAATAATATGACAGAAGAAAGATTTTACTGCGAATGCCCGAAATGTAGCGTTCACAACAAAAAGACGAAGGCTCTTGCAAACAGCTTGGAGTTTTTCAAAAACGCCGAGTTTGGTTTCGGTGAGGACTTTACTCCCGAAATGTTTTTCGACCGCCTTAAAGAAGGCGTTGCAAGACTCAACTGCAAATACAAAGGCAGAGAGATTGAGGTCACGATGATGCGCTTCGGTGGTACAATATCGTACGACTTCAAGGACAATCCTAACAGCGACGCCTGTCTTGGTGGCTTGACTCTTATGCCAATAGTAACAACTATTTACAACATAAACAAGTTTAAAGTCGAATAATGATAGGAATAGTATTAACAATCATTAATACCGCCTTTTTGCGGGAACATGGTACTTTCTCGGTAGATGTTCGATATACAGAATGATAATAGAGGACTACAAGGAATTGTTGGATATTGCAAGCAGAATGAAAATAACAATAGAAGCCTATGAGGCTAAGTATAACACAAAAGAAACGGAGCAAGAAGATGGAGAACAAGATTGACATTGCGGAAATACTTCGCGATATGCCAAAAGGCACAAAACTGTACTCGCCTATATTTGGCAAGGTCACATTAGAGTATTGTGATGATAGTGACGGTAGATATCCTATCAAAACGACTGTATCCGATACAAGTAGCGAAAGTTTCACACCACAAGGTACTTATTTTGAAAGTTTTGAAGGCGCAGAAATAACACTCTTCCCTTCTCGTAATATGCGAGATTGGACTAAGTTCTTCAAGCGTGGTGACGTGGTGTACAACCCTAACAGTGGAATGCTTGCAATCTTTGAAGGTTGGGTGAATAACGATTACACCGAGTTCAATACAACACTCAACTATTATAATGACCATACATTTGGAGAAGAAGAAGTCTGCGCCACGGATTGCTTTGTAAAAGCCACCGGCAAACAGAGAGTAGAGTTTATTGAAGCGGCAGAAAAGCACTATGGCGGCAAGTATAACCCCGAAACGTTGCAAGTAGAGTCTGTTAAGGTTGCTGAACCTAAGTGTTCGTTCAAGCCGTTCGACAAGGTGTTAGTGAGATGCAACGAAGATAGCGTATGGCGTTGTGAACTCTTCTCTCACTACAACACATTCAATAAGCAATGCCCTTACGTCTGTTTATCAAGTGTCTACAAGTATTGCATCCCTTATGAGGGCAATCAACATCTGTTAGGCACAACAAACAATCCCAAATAATGCTAACATGGCAAAAGACTTCTCGCTTGCAAATGTCAATTTCCGCGAGACAGGACATATCGCTTTTGCGGATGAGTATATCACATCGTATGTGTCAACGGACATCGTGCCAAAGATATACATGAGCGTGAATACCCCTCGTGACACAACAGGGCTTGTTTCAGGCAAGCCTAAGCGTTACTACCGCACACGATACAGCGCATGGGTAACGGAAAAGACGTTTGCCAAGCAATATCAGAAAATAAGAGAAAAATTCTAAGTATGATAAATCTTTCTTTAGGTAGACACGACTTCCTCAATGCGGTTGAGGGTTTCGCAAGAGGTTCGCACCTCCGGCAGCACGTCTGGCAGGAGATTGTATATAAATCAATTCCACAGATGTCAGACGACGATATGGACTTTCTATGGTTCTATATGCGACGCGACATCTTCGAATGCTACTTCTACGAGCTAAACGGTAAGAAGAACACGCATTTCGGCTACGAGGATTTTATGCACGCGCTCGCTGCTTTGCACAGAGGAAACCGCTATATGGTGACATTTTACAGCGAGATAGAGCACAAGCAGCTCCAAGCTCTCTGCTACCGCTTTGAAGGCGAATACCATCCGCTTTACCTCTACATTGATGGCAAGGTAGTCGGCAAGACGAAGAAAAGCAGCGGCTTGCAATCGTTCAATGCGTTTGTTCCAAACGAGTGGATAAAAGCAGTTGCAAAGCAAAAAACACCCGAAAACAGGCACGTTGAACTCGGCAGAGAAGAATGGTGGAACGACTTGGAAATTTACGATAACTTTAAAACAAAACTATTATGATTGACGAAAAAGATATACGAAAGGCAGCAACACTGACATACAATCCCGCATTGGATGCAGTTGCGAACTTCGCCGCAAGAAATGCTTTCGCCGCAGGTGTTGAATGGTTCAAGAAAGCCCTTTGGCATAGCCAGGATGAAATTCCAGAAGCCGGCAGACCTATTCTTGTCAAAGATTGGGAATTAAAAGATATATACTCTACATTCGACACTACTGAAGAACTGAACCTCGAAGACTTTGACAAAGAACATCAATGGGAAGCTTTTTGCGCGTTTGCTGATGCGGATTTTACATGGTGTTACATAGAGGACTTGCTGCCGGAAGGAGGTGAGAAATGAGATTCGTAAACCAGCTTTATTATTTGCCATCAGCGTGTGAGGTTATTCCAGACGCAGTAGCCTCCCCAAAGGATTACGGTCAAGCACTTCAAAACTCAAATAAAAGAAGAAAGAAATGAGCTACAGATCAAGAATGGAATGTGATGTAAGGCACATTGTAAGCTGCGGTCTTTGCCCTCAGATGCTTAATTGTCCTTATGACAAAGAAGATGAAAGAGTAGTATTTACAAAAGAACACACTGGAAAATGATTAAAGCTAAATACCGCGAGTGTAAAGCTTTTTGCTTTGCTAACAAAAAACATTGGCAGTTTTTTGCACTGCCGGCTATCGGCGCATCACGCCATGATGATAGAGTAACAGTAGGTTTTGTCTGGCTGTTTTTCTCAGTTTATCTACGAATCGCATTAAATTCCCAAAAGAATGATTAAACCAGAAGACCTTAGAATCGGCGACCTTGTAAGGGTAAACCGCGATTATCCATTTCCCGACGGAACGTTATGCACTATAGCCGAGATACAGGACGAGAAAGCGTCTGGGGACGAAAATGGATTCGTCGTTATACGTTCTATCAACGATGACGATGCATCATGGTGGGCTTGGTGTAATGACATTGAAGGCATATCCCTCACTCCTGAACTCCTCGAAAAGAACGGGTTTAAGGAGGAGCAGCATCAAAAGGAAGGCACTTCGGAATGGTATGACTACTATCATTACGACCTCGGCATCAATATCGTGTACGAGGTCGAGGAAAATAAGTTTGTCGCCTACCTCGACGGAAAAAAGTTAAGAGAAATCAAGTACGTGCACGAACTCCAGCATATCCTTTGGGCACTGGGGCTGAACGCAGAATTAAGAGCGTAAAAAATGAAACTTCGACAAGCCGAGAAAGTTTTCAAAAGACATTTTTAACCATCTCCGGTGGCAGCAGGCACAGTATGATGTTGAGCCGTTTTAGACTGGTTGGCATTTGCTGTAGCCGTAAAAGTACAATTACCGCATAGACAATTCAGCACAGGTTTCAAGTCTTGATTTATTAGGCAGGGCTAATCATCAAGACAAGGAACATCCGCAATGATGATAAACTACAGGTGAAAACCCTGGCAAAACTCCAGTTTGCCGTGCTTGTCTGTCTCGGAGATTTAAAACGATAAAAATGAAAAAGATAATGTTCAACGACGAGGTATGACACGTCAACAGCGTAGAGCATACGAGAGAAGACTTGCAAAGGAGAACAAAAGAAAACATTAACAATATAACAAACATAACTATGAACAAAGAAATGAAACAGTACACTGGAACAAAGACAGTGAAGGCTATGCCTATGACAATGGGCGAAGCCTACGAGCGCAAGCTCTTGAAAGAGGGTGTAAGACCCTCTGAGTGTGAAACAGACAAGGCTGGCTACCTCGTTGAGTATGAAGGCGGTTACCAGTCTTGGAGTCCGGCAGATGTATTCGAGAAGGCTTACAAGCCGTCTGAAACGTTTGTCAACAGAATGCTTCTTAAACTCGAAGACCTTGAAAAACGCATGAATAAATGCGATAACTTTCTTTCTTCGGATGAGTTCAGTGCTTTAGACGCACTTTCTCGTGCTTTGTTGACTGTGCAAAGAGGGTTGATGGGGCAATATTACCTTGTCTTGGCAGACAGATTTATAAAGGCAAATAAGATGAATTTTAAGCAATCCAATTTTACATTCGGCACGGCAGTACTTTACCTTAAAGCAGGTATGGCTGTCCGCAGAACTGGTTGGAATGGTAAAGGTTTATTTGTTGTTAAGCAAGTACCTGCCCGTATTTCAGCCGATATCATCCCCAACATGCAGTCACTTCCTCAGTCAGCCAAGGACATCATTATGGCACGTGCTGAGCCACACATCACTTACACCAATCAGATGCTTATAGTGCACCCAGATGGACGTGCCGACTCTTGGGTTCCGTCTTCGAGTGATGTATTTGCAGAGGACTGGGAGTTGGTAACTGAGTAGATGACACTTATAAATAAACGAAAATGAAAACATATAAATGGAAAATCACCGCTTTTGTGGTGTGGGTTGTCATAACGCTCATTGTTGTCAGCGTTGCGCTGAGAGGCGTAAGCAAGGCAGATACAGCAACAAATCTGATTAGCGTAGCAATCCTTTTATTTTGGACGCTTTTGTCTTTTGCAACGAATTGTTTCACTTTTAAAAATAATAAAAACAATGAGTAAAATTAAATCAATGTGTATGTTTGTGCTGCTTATGACAGCATTGTGTTTAACCTCTTGTAGCGAGCGTATCGACGCTGGTTCTGAAGGCATTCTCGTCAACCTTTACGGTTCAGACAAGGGCGTTGATGACGTAAGTCTCGTTACCGGTCGTGTGTGGTACAATCCATTTTGAGAAGAGGTCTATGAGTACCCGACATTCGTACAGACAATCGACTATCCTGCTTTTACCATCAACGCCAAGGACGGTTCTGAGTTTACCGTTGATCCGACGGTATCTCTCAAGATGATCGACGGCAATGCGCCGAAAGTGTTCAAGAAGTACCGCAAGGAACTGAACGACATCATCAATGGTACATTATTCAACTATGTCAAAGATGCGTTCCGTATTCAGCTCAACAAGTACACTACCGATCAGATTGTCAGCAACCGTGATATGGTAGAGCGTGCTATTGAATCACAGCTTAGTAAGGCACTTGCCAAAGAGCACTTCCAGCTTGAACAGCTTACGTCTGGTCTCAAATATCCAAACTCCATCGTTGAAGCCGTCAACCAGAAGAACAAAGCTATTCAGGAGGCACAGCGAGCACTCAACGAAGTGGCTGTAAAGAAGGCTGAAGCAGAAAAGATGCTTGTACAGGCACGTGCCGAACGAGAGGCTAATGAACTTAAATCCGCAACACTTACTCCAGCAATTCTCAAAAAGATGTGGATTGAGAAGTGGGATGGATCTGTTCCAACGGTTGTTACAGGAGGAAATACGTCAACATTTTTAGATTTAAGTAAAATTCAAAAATGACACAATGAAAAATAGAGTAGTTGAAATAAATGATAATGTAGCGGCTATAGAAATTCGATATAAGAATACCACACTATTATGTTACATTAATAAAACTGATTTATCTAAGGTTGCTTCCATAAAAGGCACTTGGCATATTAACAGGCATAAAAGTGGTCATATTGATGGTGTAAAAACTAAAATCCAAATTGATAAAGTTAGAAAACAAATATGGTTGCATAACTTTATATTTAACAAATTGGATCCTAACAATGTTATCGACCATATTGATCACAATACTTTAAATAATGTCAGAACAAATCTTAGAGAAGTTAGTAGAGAACAAAATGCTCAAAATATTTCTACTACTCTAAAAAGTTCAACAACATATAGAAACGTTACCATGGAAGGAGAGAAGTATAGAGTAAGAATTGGAAGACATTCTTTTGGAAGGTACAATACCTTAGAAGAAGCCATTGATGTGGCAAAAAAGGAAAGAAAAAATATATTTCCTTTGTCTTCTGAATAAAACGGCAGAATTGCTTTATAATTCCCGTTTATGGAAACGTGCCGCAGATTATGATGACCAAGTAATTACTAACTTCTCTCCCCACTGTCACTGGGGAGAGAAGTTAGTAATCATAAGACAATGAATAAAGAAAAAGCTATCGAGAAAATACAATATGCTGTAATGCAAGTAGCTTCTGTATATGTATGTTCTGCTATCTTTGATGAAAAGACAAAGGTAATAGAAGGCAGACAGAAAGAACTTGAAAAAGCGATTGTCAATTTGCATGATGCACTTAAAGAGTTGGAGGATTGAGTATGACAAAATTTAAAGTTATTAGATATTGGGACACGTATCCCGATGGAGTTGTTGCAATTTGTAATACAGAGGAAGAGGCAGAAAAGATATGTAATAAATATCGTAGAAGCCGCAAGCCTATGTACGATTATTTAATCAGAAAGGAGGGTGAATAATGACCAGAGAAGAGTTGAGAAATAATTATGGAGATGAAATATGCGAGTTATGCTGCCGAGAGTATTTTACTAACAGAGCATTTCCTGAGACGCTTTGTGAAGGTCGTTATTGCGAGGATGCAGAAGATAGTTTCGCAGATGAACATAATATAGAACTGGAAGGTTAATATGACAGAAGAAGAAAATTGGAAAGACATTCTTGGATATGAAGGATTCTATCAAGTAAGCAATCTTGGTAGAGTTCGTTCTGTCGGTAGAATTGTAAAGGGTGTCTTTGGTTCTATACAACATAAGAAAAGCGTAATATTAGCACCTGCAATGAATACTGCCGGATATTATTTTGTTGTTTTAACAAAAAACGCAAAGGGTAAGGCTTTCAGAGTTCACCGCTTAGTTGCAGAAGCATTTATTCCAAATCCGTGTAATTATCCTATAATCAACCATAAAGATGAGAATAAATTAAACAATAATGTCAACAATTTAGAATGGTGTACCTATTCTTATAATGCGGCATACAATAATTCTATGGCGAGAAGACAAAATACAAAGAACAAAAATCGCTCTTATGGATGCGAGAAGAAAGTTTATCAATATAGCATTGATGGGCATCTTATAAAAATATGGAAGTCTTTAATGGAAGTTTCAAGAGAATTGCATGTTCCATGGGGTAATATCGCTAATTGTTGTATAGGTACAAAATATAGGCATACTGCCTATGGATATAAATGGAGTTATAAACCAATTAACACATTATAAAATGAATCGTAGTGAAGCAAAAGAATTACTGCCTATAATACAGGCATTTGCAGAAGGTAAGGAGATAGAGTTTAGAAGTAAAGGGTTTGACGAAGAATGGAATGAGGAACATGACATAGAATTTAAAGAGCTATGACACAAGAAGAAGAGAATCAGCACATAAAGAAACTGAAAGACGCAGGATTTGACTGCGGTAGCAGCTTGTCAATACGCGAAACTATACAGCTCTTGAAACTCTCAAAAGGAGAAACACGGAAAATTTAATAAAAACAAGCAACAATGAAACAGGCAGATTACATCAGACTGACGGCACAGATTGCCGTGCTGAAAGAAATTGCCGTTGATTACAGCGGCAAGACGATAGACAACATCATACAACAGCTGGAAGCAATTAAGAAGGAGGTGACGGATGAAGATTAGAAAAACAAAGAAGCGTTACAAAACCATGTTTCGGACGCAGTATTGCTGCACTAAAGTAAAGTTTAAAAAGATAAGTACATCAATCGAAACAGAACCGCGTCAATACCCCAAAATGTGTGGCGTGTTTGTTGCATACGAGGTACGCAGGTGGTATCGTAAAAAGGAATTGAAAACTCGATACGTGCACATAAGAATTGGCGCGTAGAAAATAATTTTAATAAAACTCGAATTATGAACAAAAAAGTAAATAAAATTTCCTTCACATGGGAACAGCGTAGCACGCATGATACCGAGCAAGTGGGCGCTATGTATTGCTTCAAGCGTTGCGATGTTAATCAAACTTAATGATATGGTACAATTTCAAACATGGGAGAGCGGCTTGCATATTCTTATCACAAACGAGGCGTGTCGAGGAAGCGTGCAAGTCTGTTTTCCTGTTAAACAGGAAGATAAAGAGAATATATGCAACGCCGATTGTATACTATACGCATTATGGGTAGACCCACAATGGCGCGGCAAAGGCGGCGGCAATTATATGTTAAGAGCTGCCGAATATAACAGCAAATTAAAGGGTGCTAAAACCATTGCTCTAACATTTCATCCTTCAGATACCCCTAAATGGGTGCTTGATTGGTATATAGCTAATGGCTATCAAATCAAGGATGAAGATGAAGAATATAAAGTATTGGTTAAGACACTATAAATTAAATCAAATAACAATGAAAATACTCAAAGAAATCAAAGTTCCTACAGGTGAAATCTACACCGCAAAAGGAGACAAAGGCGTGTTGGAGTTTCTGACAGTAGCCGACTACGGAAAAGATGCAAATATCAAAGCCGACTTCCTCGGCATAACAAGAGAGCTGAATGGCGTGCCGAACGGAAAGCCGATGCCCCTAACCGAAAAATGGGTGATAACAATCTCTACCCAGTACGGCTGCTCAATGAACTGCAAGTTCTGCGACGTGCCGAAAGTCGGACCGGGACGCAACGTAACACTGAACGACCTGCGCCACGAGATAACAACGGCATTAGGTATGCACCTGGAGGTTAATCACACCAAACGTCTTAATGTACACTATGCACGCATGGGCGAGCCGACATGGAACGAGGCTGTAATCGAGCACGCGCGCTTCTTCTTGCGCGTAGATATTGTTCCCTACATCGGGAATTCACTTGTACATCCTGTAGTAAGCACAATGCTCCCGAAGCATAATTGTAACTTGTATGATTTTATCCACAAATGGGTTAGAGTTAAGAATACCGACTACAACGGAAACGCAGGCTTGCAGTTCTCTATAAACTCTACCGACGACGCACAGCGAGAATATCTGTTCTCGGGTAACGCCTTGCCATTGAGAGATATTGCAGAACTTGCCGACACACTTGAAACTCCGCACGGTCGCAAGTACACCCTTAACTTCGCGCTTGCCGACGACTCCATTATTGACGGCAAGGTACTTGCTTCGATGTTTGACCCACGCAAGTTCATGTGTAAGATTACACCGCTCCACCGAACAAACAGCTGCGAAGCCAACCATATTCAGACAAGCGGAGGTTACGACTCGTTTGTGCCGTACAAGAAAGTGGAAGAAGATTTGAAAGCAAACGGATTTGATGTAATCGTGTTCGTTCCGTCGTATGACGAGGATAACGGACTGATTACTTGCGGCAATGCAATCCTGTCCGGCAAGAAGCCGACATCAAGCTACAAAGAAGTGGTATTTTAATCTGATAAACAAAATGAGCAAAAAGAAAATATACATATCATCACCGATTACCGGCTATAACCTCAACGAGCGACACAAGTTCTTCGCTCAGATTGAGAAAGAACTGACAATTCTCGGCTACAAGGCAGTCAATCCCATGAGTAAACCTTTATCCGACTCTGCGCCGTACACGGAGCACATGAAAGAGGACTTACGCCTGCTCCTCGGCTGCGACGGCATTGTTGTACCGAACCGATGGCGTTGCTCAAAAGGCTGTGAAACGGAACGTCGCGTGGCGGACGCTTGCGGAATACCCGTCGTAGGCGTGATAGGTGAAGCGCACGATTTGCAAATTTTAAACGCAATATAAGCATGAGCACAAGTCAGTTAATAAGCCGCACTCCGAGAAGGGCGTATATTATCGCGCCAAGTGTAAAGCAGAAAGAGGAAATACTAAAGAGCATTGACCGCTATTGTTCGCTGTATTACATCACAATGGGTTCTGCATACAACATTGCCCAAACAGCGATGATAGACGCTTACAACGCGATTAAAGAGGACAAAAAACTATACCGTCAGCAGACAAAGCAAAGCATCAACAAGGCTCTTGCTGCATACAACACATGGGATGCGAAGATGCGCTTTGTCCTCGCCGACCGCTATCAGCTTTGGCTTGACCTATCCGATGCGTCGGAAGCGGAACTGAAACCGCTCGTCACAACACTCTATTACTGCATCGACAACTACTTCTTGAAGAATAAGGTGCCGAAAAGCAAGATAATCTCCCGTATGGAGACGGCAATGGTGCTGATAGATATTGCGGTAAACCTATTTAAGAACTTGTTTGATAACATCCAAAAGAAAATCGGCAAGGACTTGCGACCGATGTTCAGTGATGGCAACGCACTGGAGTTGCAACAAAATTGGAACAATGCCATGCAATCCGTCATAAACTCGGTACCAGGAATGCCCGACATTAACATCAACGATGATGCGGACAGTGTTCAGGCAGCAAAGAATATCGTAATGAAGATCTCGAACGAGAACATCTACGACCGCGCAGGAGAGTATGCGTTGCAGGTGAACCCCGAATATAAACCAGAGGATTACGGAGAATAGGTTAATACCAACCGCGCACGGACAGCAGGAGTAAAATCTTGCTGTCCGTGCGCGGTTTTTTGTTATTTGTCTTGCAACGTAAATGCCCGACCATACAGCAGCATCGTAAGAATAATCAGCGTGTAGTCCGCAATCTTTGTTGCTTCGGAAATACACAGCGTGCCGTGCCCAAGCCTTATCAGAATAACTCCTGCAAGATACAGGAACGGTATTCGCCACACCCAACCGAATTTGAAAAGAAAACTTGCCGGCAGTAAAACGGCTGGCAGTACGACATAAGCAAGTACATATACTGACGCAACCAAAACGGCGTTCTCGTTCAGATCTAAACCCATTGACGCAGTGTTATGGTGAAACCAATACACGCCGAACCAGTGTAAAACCATAAGGAGTATAGGTATCGCTCTTATGCCGATTCTGTAAAACCAAAACAGCTTTTCGGCAAGCGTATTTGTCTGTATTGTTTTCATATCGCTAAATTTATGTTAGTTTCTTGAATATCCGTTCACATAGTTCTCCCATGATATAGCAAGCCTGCTCACCGCTCATATCAATATCGTACGCCTCACAGATGTGCGCCGTAACGTGCAGCAGTTCGTGACCGATTGTGTTCACCATCTCGCTTTCTTCTTCTGAGTGTCCGATAGTAACCACGCTCACCTTGTCCTTAACGTTGGAGTAGGTGAGTCCTCTGCTTTCGCCACCGCCTATGAAGTGACGGTAGGCTTTGCTTGCCGCTTCGCTGCCACACCCAATAGTCATAAGCTCGTTACAGAGATACACCGCGTCGTCGCTGCCATACCCAATGAAGCAACGCACATCCCAGTCGTACTTGTCGAGCCTTATGTCACGCCTAATCATAACAAGTCCTCCCAAGGTATAGGCATACCGTTGTGACAGCAGTCGGCATAGAAGCGGTTGAAGATGAAGCCGTCCTTCTGGTCTGTATCATCAACCATATCTTTTACATACTGCGCCATTTGCTGCTCGTCCTTTATCGACTTGCCCCAGAAGTCTGCCCTGCACATATTCGCCACATATACATGGTCGTAGCCGACGAGGTTTTCAAGCTGTAAGCCGTTCGTTTGCAACATCTCCTCGACTTTCTCTTTTGACAGCATCTCCAAACGTTCCTCCTTGCCCGTAGTTGGACTAATCATTCGCATTTGCTTGACAGCCCACTCGCACATCTTCTTGTTGAAGTGATAGCCGTTGTATCTTAGATATGCTATCATTCCTTCGGGCTTCAAGTCGTACATATCCAAAGGCATCTTACATCTTCCCATAATATTTAGGTTTTAAGGGACTGGCAGGGAAGCGAACCTCCCCACCAGTCGGGTTAATTACTTAGTAGCGTCTGCGACCGCGATAACCGCCGCGTCGTTCTCCGTAGCGACCGTCATCGTCATCATCGTACATATCGCGCTCACGGCGTTCGTTCTCGTATCGCCAATCATCGCGATAATCGGGCATAGGTGAACGCTCACCGTATCGACCTTCGCCACGCTGCAAGCTGTCAAGACACGCCATTGCCTTGCCGCCATAGCGCAAGCATTTCTCTACGTTCTCAACAAGCTCACCCATCTTGTTCTCTGTGATTTCAATCATATACATAGCTCAAGCATTTTAGTTATTGCTGTTTGACTTTTTCAGTGCCTTTTGCAACATGCTTTCTATGTTTGATAAAGTACCCTCCATGCCGCAGACCTTGGTTTCGAGCTGAGATATTTTCTGCTCCTGCTCCTTGTCTTTGGCAATCTGAGGATTGAGAACACACATTATCTTCTCGCAGTTGCACACCACCTTCTCATGATAGTCCTTGCTTGCAAGCACCTCCTGCGAGTGTCGTAACATCGCTTCCACTTCGGCAATCATCGCTTCGCGACTTTCGCTTACTACCACATCGCCCGAGTTGGCAATCTGTCCGTTTGAAGGCAGTTGCTTGAACTCTGCTTCGCCGTCGGGCAACTTTACTTTCACATCTACAACCGTTTCCATAGGCTGCGCTGAAAACTGCCCTGGTTGATAGGTGGGGAACTTCGGCTGCGGATTACTTACGCTTACCACCTGTCCGATTTTCAATGTCGGCTCTTCACCTTTCTCAAGCACATAGAATATGCTGCTTGTTCTTAGTCCACTGAACATAATACAATTCGCAATTTAGTTGTTAAACAATACCCGTCATTAGCTGAAGGGTGTTAGTATCTCTCTCAAACCAGAGCTGATATACGCCAGTTCCGGCTACGTCGGCAACCGTAAGAGCCGCACCTCCGAACTTGGTGACAGCCTGCGTTACGCCGTTGGTCTCAAAGAGTATCGGCAGCGTGGTCGTTGTGCCTGTCGGTATTGCCTGTCGCAGATTTACGAATACCGTACCTCTGTAATTGGCATTCAAGAAGGCATGGTTCCTGAATGAGAATACCACACCGCTTGTGCCTACCGACACACCGGTAGAACCGATAGCCGCCGACCCTCTTCTATTGACCCATGAAAAAGGATAACCCCAAATCATAGTCGTTCCTCCAGTTAGATGGTTAGCCCCAAAAGCCGTTAGCTCCGTTGACTCCGTAAAGTCCGTATTGTGCTGCTACGCAGTTTGGGACAGCAACGAACGGCTGGTAAGGTACAGTCGCCGTCTCGGGCATCTTACACTTGATACCTGCAACCTCCTGCTGCAAGCCTGCCAACACCGCATTGATAGGAGCGACCGCCTGACCTACAATCTGACTTGTCATAGCCGACGACTTGAACGTTGAGTTCTCCTCGCGCAGATGGTCTAACTTGTCCTGCATCTCTCGAAGCTCTGCGGCACGCTGTCCGTCAAGAATCTGCTGTGTGCTGTTCTGGATAGTGTTGGCAATACTTGAGAAACCGCGCTCCTGACTTGTTGCAACGCCATTGATAGAATTCTGCAAGGTGTTGGTCTGCTGGCATGTGGCAAGTCTGTTCTCGCAGCAACAAGAAGCGAGCTGCTGTGCAATCTGCATGTTGCCTTGCTGGAGAGCGTTGATAACTTGCATACCGCTCATGCCGATCTGATTGCCCACACCCTGAACCTGCGAGGTAAGAGCCGAGATAGCCGCCTGTATCTGACCTTCGGTGCAGTTAAGCTGTGTAGCAAGGTTGCTTAGAGCGTTTCTGTTGCCACCGATAGCGTCCATGAGGAGCGAGCGACCGTAGTCGTTGTTGATTTCATTAGCAATACCGCCTGCGCGACCATTGCCGAAACCACCCCAACCATTACCGCCCCAACCCATGAGGAAGAATAGGAAAATTACCCACATGAAGCCGTCGCCCCAACCATTGCCGTTCTTGTTCATGGCAAGGAGAAGATTAGGGTCAAGACCTCTCTGTTGAAGCAGAGGAGCGAGCAAACTCATCATGCCACCCTGTCCGCTACCTTCATTGCCGAATACATAAGTTTTTGACTCAGACATAATACAATCTTTTTTTAAAATTTTACCTTAGTTGACTAAACACTATTGTAACGTTACACCGCAAAGTTAGCGAGTTACGACGGATAATGTCATAACACGCTCAAAGATTTTATATTACGCTGATAATCAGATATATAAGGTGATAGTCGGTACTATCACATCGTAAGACATTCTTTCCAATGTTTGAAAAATTGGAAAGAAATGGAAACAAAAAAAGAGAAGCCTCTTTACTTGCCTCTCTTGTGTTTTAAAAAGTGAAGAATGTCCCACTTCTTCCAGTATCGTGTGTGTCCGCGCTTCTTGCACTCACCGTTCGGTATTTCTCCTCGCTTGACCATTCTGTTGAGCGTTGCGTCGCTTACACCAAGTCTGTCCTTCACTTCCTCTGCGCTCATCATCGGGTTGAGCATATTCGGGAGTATGTCCTGGCAGAGTGTTTCTATGTCATCGTCACTCATACCGCAAGCCGTCACTTTTTCGCCGTTGCGCTGCTGCTCGTCCGCCTGAAAGCACGAATTGGCAAGCGATTGCAACAACGTGCCGAGCATCTTGTATCCGAAAATCTTTCTCATAACATTTCTTTTTAACTGAACATTCTTTTGCCGAGCTTTGATTTACAGCAAAACCAGTCGACAGCTCCGTAAATATACAACAACAGCGTAAACGCCATGATTGCAAAGTGTGCCATTACCATCTCGTTGGTCGTGTACCAGTTCCAATATACAAGATGTATGGAGTTGACACCGAAGTAGTAGAAGAACGGTATGCGATACTTCCAACACAGCCAGAAGAAGCGTGACGCAAGAATTATAACCATTGGCAGTATATAGACCATGATATAGATGAACGCATAGCACGCATAGTTCGCCTTGTGTACCTCAAACATCTCCTTTGGATTGCGGCTAAAGTCAAACACGCCGTACATGTGCGCCGTCATTATGAGTATTGGAACCCACTTGCAGAACCAGCGGAAAAACCGCAATATTCTGCGTGAATACTGATTGCCGGACTCTGCCAGCAAAGACATAATCTCCGATATGTCCTTACCCTTCACAAGAGCAAGAAACATCCTTTTATCATCATCGTTCATATTGATTTTATTTAATTTAATATAACGTTGATTAGTTTTATTTGATGCAAGTTAGTCATTTATTTTCAAAGTTGTATGTTTTGTTGTCTTTATTTATATTTATTTAAACACAGTAAAAAACGCAAGTCTTTAGCTCATGGGTAGTTCACTTAAACTCCTTGCCTATCCATCACGGACGGGCAAGGCTCCTAAAAACAATTTACCTTAAACTAAAAAAACTAATAACTAACCAATCAACATATTATCTTCTTCTGTGTATCAGCCAAAGCAGCAGCGAGATTAAACATAGTACCACCGCTCCGACCGCTATCTTGCCTGCGAACATCTGCGTCCGCTCCCACCATGTAGCCTTACGCTCAACTGGCACCGGCACTGGAATTGAGTCTGCTCGCAAGATAGACTTGTATATCGTGTCCGTCTTAACGCTCACCCTGTCACGCCATTTGTACACGTTCTTTGTCTTGTATATTGTATCTCCTATCATGTAACTCTCGACATATATAGAGTCATGTATGCGGAACGTATCGGCTTTGTGGGTGGTCTTATACAACGTGTCCGTCTTGTTAATCACTCGCTCCAACACAACAGGTTTCGGAGTTGTGCAGCTCGTTACCACAAGCAGGAGCAGATGCAGCATAGAGCCGACGATGATAGTGAAGCCGTAGCGACAAATATCATCCCACTCAATACCCGGTAGCTTATAACGCTTCCATTGATAAACCTCACGCAGCACCATTACTGGCAGCGCGAGAATGCCTACAAACACCGAAGCCACAAACCAACCGATTGCGCCTTGTCGGTTTCGCTTAATCTCGTCGTAGCCTTCATCGACCATATCGAGCTGCGCTGCCTTGTAGAAAATAAAGAGCGTTGTTGCTCCCAATATGATGCAGTTCAGCAACATCAGTATTCCTCTTATATCCATACACTTTTACTTTTGACATTATTATTAATCCGTTTCTTCTCTCCCATAGTCACGTGGCGGTTTTCGCTTCATGCACCCATTTATCGTACACTCGTTCCATTGGAGCTCGCGCATTCTCATAAGAAGCGTGTTCTTATCGTCTTTGAGCTGACGTATGGTCGCACGCTGCTTGCCAATGTCGTCGTAGAGCGAGTCTATTTTGTTATTGAGTCTTGTGCGCTCCTCCATGTGCTCCTCATGCTCATGGTCGTAAAGGTTGTGCCATTCTTGAGCATAAGCCATTGCGTTCGCGTCTTCGTCTTTCTGCGCAGACGCAGCTTCCTTTCGTTTTCGAGAGTTGTAGTAGAGGAGTTGTCCGACGATGCCGCTGCTTACAAGCAACGTTATAATCTGCAATACTGTATCCATTTCGCCTCCTTTTTACTCTATTGTGATATAAATCTGTTCTCCTCTCTCGTCAGCAGCCTTCAGGATAGGGTAGAGCATACGGAACGTAGCCGTTGAATTGAGCACCTTGCCCCTCTCCTTATTCTCGCCGACAAGGATGCAGCCCTCCGTGTCCTTCGCGGTGTTGCCGCAGTGAATAAGCACGCCTTGATAGCCAGGTGTATTGCACAACCTTGGCAGTCTACCTTTGCAGAACTGGTACTGCGCCCGACCTCCGAAGCGTGGCGACACCGTCTTCATGTCGACGAGGTATCTGCCTGTAGGTATGGCGGTTTCGCCTTTAATCTTCACTCCGCATATCTGCACAACTGACATATTAGATGTCAGCCCTCTGTCCTTGTCTTCAAGAGTGTCGCAGACATACTCGCCGTCAACGTACATCTTGCCTATTGTGTACGTCTCCTTTTTTGCTATTCGCTTTACTTTTATTTCCATGATATTTGAATTTTGTTGTTAATCGAATGTTGTTATCTCCAATGTCTCGGGGTAGCCTGCTGTGATGTCATACTTCTCTACCTCCTCAATGGTTGTCAGATTACCTATTGCTGCTTTATGTCTTGCCGTAGTGTCAAAGCACTGGACAGCGTACATCTCAATGGCAGAGAGTAGGCTTATCGCCCTGTTGCAGGTGAGTATCAGTTGCGTATCACCAAACCATAATGTGACCTTTTTCAATCCAGAGCTTTGGGCGATAGTAGTGGAGTTCATAAGACCGACGCGTGTCGCCTTGTCGAGCCACATTTTAGTGCCGTCCACCAAGAAGCTATTCACTGCATCTGACGTGTCGTAGGCATCTATCTCCGCTATTTTCTGCGCCTTCGCAGTTGCAAGCTCTGACGCTGCGAGCTTTGACTTAAACTCCTCGAACGCAGTCATAACCTCGTCCTGCGTGTATTCGCCACTCCGTACTGAACACTCCCAACACTCGTATGCGCTCATCTCAACATTCAACTGCTCGTCGAAGTGATAAATGGTCAAACCTCCCAACGCATATTCTTTCTTAAACAAATCCGCAGGGATGAACGTGCGGACAAAACTAATCGTTTTCTTCATAGTCTTTATTTGTATTTATTATTAATTTTCGCTGCTCGCGGAAAACGGAAAGAAAAAGAGATTAACAAGCGAAGACCGGCAGAGCCATGTAGCTGTTCGGCTTGGCGCGGTTGCTCAGAGCAAAAGAAAAGAAGCAAGCATCCGCAGCACTAACCTGCGTCGATGTCCATTTATTCTGAGCAAAAAGCGAACTGAACAGTTTTGCGTTACCGCCATACACCATCTTTACCACCTCGTCCACAAGAGTTTTGTTCACATTCGCTTCCAACGTCTGTCCAACCGCCAAAATAAAGCCATGTAGCTGAACATCCGCCAAGTTCACCGTCTGCTCATAGGCGTAAGTGAATAGCGGTATAGACAATCCACGCTCTTCCGCTTCTTCGCGCACAAGACAGGCGGAAGGACAACGAGCGCAGTGTCCACGGCAAAGCCTTCAATCTTTACATCCATGCAGCCCTTGTCGGCATTACCTCCGTTATCGCCCTCGATGTTGGTGTTACCATCGGCTGTATTGTCCTCAAACACTGTATCGCTGCTTGCGTTGTTGTCAACGATGGCGAACTGCTCGTACTCGAAGCTGCGCCAGTTGGCACCCTCCGATACGCCCGTCACCTCCAAGGCGTATGTGCCTAACGACAGTGTCGTGCCGTCAACGTCAGCCAAAAGCACATCATTAGACTCCTTGTCGATGGTGTAGGGGAGTGCGGTACGCTTGTACTGGCTAACGACGTGCACCGCGATGTCCGTGCAATCAGTCAACGGGAACGATACCTGTTCACCATTGACTATTTTTTTTACCGGTATGCGCAACGTGAAATCGTTGCCTCTAACTATTTTCTTCATATCTTATTCTTTTGGTTGTTCTTCTTCTGTTGCTGTCGGGTCTTCAGCAGTACTTGTCGGGTCGGACTCGCTTTCAAGTGCAGGGTTTTTAAACGGTAACTGTCTGCCGTTCCATGCCACAGTGCAACTATTCTGACCTTTATTGACAACGCAGGTCATCATCGCGCCTTGCCCTCTGCCAAAATATTTGCTGGCATGGTCGAAATCCATACTCGTATATCCGATTGTAGTCATTTCTGCATCACTATCATTGACAACAATAATGGTCTGTCCGACATACGCCATAGCCTCGTAAACCGTCTTTGTGCTCAGTTTGCCCCAGTATGTATGGTTGGGCATGTAGAAAGGTGGAACAATAACAACATCAGACTTAGTCATCGCCTTTATGTTACCCGTAAACTTCACAAAGCAGCCGGTCTTCTCGAAGTCAATCTGGATATTTCCGAGAGCCAGTGCCGACACGTCTGTAACGTACTTCTTTAGGTTTTCAGGGGTAATCTCCGTTATTTTTTTGTGGATAAGCCCCGAGAACACACCTGCGCCAACCATCAGCAAGCCGTCCTTGTTCACACTTGCCGTTGTCTCGCCGCTATTATTGCGAATCTCGAACTTGTCAGCCGTTGCCGTTATCTTGCCATTCTCGATGTCAAAGCCTGTGCGCAGTAGTTTGGCTGCAATGCCACTGTCTTCGATAAAACCACTCTTGCCCTCTATCCAATCGGTAGGCGTTGCACCCACCTCCAACTTCGGCATTGTCACCCGCGCCTTACCGCCTTGCAAACAACGGATTAAGACATAATTAGGTATGCCAGTGCCCTCAGAACGCCAGTGCACCCAATAGCGCTTCCACTCGCTTGTGAGAGAGAAGCGGCGTCCTCCGTCGGCGTTGCTCGTTGTCGTATCGCGCTCGCTGTCTTCGGCGAATATGCTTAGATTAGAACCACTCCGCATGTATGCGTCGATGCTGCCGGAACCTTTTGCCATAAACGAGAACATATAGTCCTCATCTTTCTTGATGATAGAACTAACACTCCACTGCGCCATCTCAATGTATTTGGAGGCAGCGTTTGCATATATTACCGAGCATCCGTTGTTGTACGACTCGTTAGTTACCACAGACGCATCCATTCGCATCAGATTGCCGGATTTGGCGAACGTGCGCGTGTTGTCGAGAAGATTGCCCCCGATGTAGTCGTAATCGTCAGGCGATGCGCTCCAACACACAAAGTCCTCCGCAGTACCCTCTATGAGGATAGGGTGGGCGATGTACACCTGCTGACTCGCAGTAGATGCGTTAGCCTTTAGACACGCCACGGAAATCCACTCATAAGGAGCGTTCGCTGCCACGGTAAAGGTCTTCTGAAACAGATACCATCCGTTGCTTGGCGTTATCGTTACGCCGCCTAAATTCGCACTACCGTTAGGACCGGTATATCCACTTGGTCGCGACGTGTCGGTTGCCGAGCTATGCCATATCGTCTCGCCCACAATTTCTACTCTGGCAGACTTCGTGCGTGCCCAGAAAGCCAGCGTGTACGTCTTGCCCTTGGTGACGTGTATGTTGTGAGAGTTCGCCGCTCCACCCCATTGCGCACCGCCTGCCTTGGCATCGGGCGCGAATATTACATTAGCACCCTCATGCGCCGACGTGCGATATATCTTAGACCTTAGAAGAAAGCAGCCTTCGCCTTGCTTGCGGAACAACGAGCCGACGAGCAGGTTCCGTCGCTCGGCAAGAGTGTAGCCTACCTTCATCGCTATCTGTGTAGCGGTCTGCGTTATAGAAGAGCTAACCGCTGCTATTTGGTCGTTTACATCCTTTTTGGTAGAGTAGTCTCTCCTAACCTCTGTTCTTATATCATTTGCGGTCTGTGTTATCTGCGACTGCGTGCTTTTTATCTCGCCGTCAAGCTCTTCTTTGTTTCTGTTGACCGTTGACTTGAGTCCATCCACGGACATTACAAGCTCCGCAAACGACTGCGTGCTCTTTATTTCGCCATTAGCCTTGCGCGTAACGAACCTAAACTTATCGGCTATGGCGAACATCTCTTTGCGCGACAGGACAAAGACCTCCTTGTTTTCTAACGAATAGCTATCTACGCCTTCGTACATCTTTAACGATGGCGCATCCGCTCCGTATGCCGATAGAACAACGACCGACTGGCGAGCGGTGTCAAAGACGTTGCCCATCTGTACAAGCTCGTCACCTGCCTGCGGAATATCGCTACCAGTATCGCAATCGTCAGCAAGTAAGTCGATGAAGTCCTTACCCACCTTGTACACCTTGCGCCAGTAGTATCTGTTCTTCACGTTCTCATTCACGCCCTCCTTTACGTTGAACGTCTGGCAGCGCACGAGGTCGCCCATCACAAATTGGTTCTCAATCTCCTCGTCGCCTTTCTTCTGTGAAAAGTAACAGCGGTAAACATCGTAACGTAGGGGAGAGCCGTCGTATTCGGGAAGAACCGTGAACTTCTCAAAATAGACCACATTGCTAATCTTCATAGCAGCAGGCGACAGAACAATCTCACCACCTACGCTTTGAAGCTCTCGGATTACGAGCCTTACGAACTCCGCAGCCTTGCGCACAAGCAGGCGGTCTACCTCCAAGTAACTGTCACCACCTCCGTTATAATCACCAAGCTTAAAGCCAGAGCCGAGCGCACCCGAACGGAACGCAGCCGACACAACCTCTTTGAGAGTTGCGATGCCGTCAGAGGAGATGCCGAGAGGGTTATTGTCGCTTTGTTCGCCGAATGCGATACCTTCCCAAAAGCGGATAAGTTTTTCTGCTACATCTGTCTTGACCTTCGACAGAAAATACTTCAAACCTTCGCTTTGGATATATTCCTTAACTTGTGCGGGCGTAAAATCTCCTGTGCTATTACTTATGGCCGTTATCTTGTCTTGTATTTTTTGTAGTGTACTAACCTCTTTGTTATCGCGCAATGATACTTCATAGGTAGGTATCGCCCCTTCTTTCTCTGTTATGGAGAGACTATCAATTATAACGTCTGCGCTGATACCAAAATCCTCGTCGCTAAACTGAAATATATCTCCCTCTTTAATAGTATCATGTAGACTCTTTGTGGTGCCGGTAGTATCCTCCATGGCCTCGTCGTGTTGGCGGGCCATGGAAGGTTCGTCTATTTTCGGAGCATAGGTATGCTTGGTGTGGTCGTTTTCTATAAGCCAAGCGATGGCGTAGCGCAGTAATTTCTCAGATGCAGCATCCACGTATTGTGTCGGGAGAGTTATTCCGGATAATACAAAATGGTCTCCAGCGTTAATCTGAAAGTCCTTGTACGGAAAGTATAGCCCAATATCCTCCACGCGCTGCAATGTCAAAACCCACTGCCCGCTTTCTTTTGTACTGCCACTCACCTTGAATTTACGTCCTGCACACATTCCGTCGACCATAGTAACGGAGAAGTCACTTTGTTTCAGAGCGTTAATGTCAAAGTTTAATTCTTTTTTTAGAGTGAGTTTAAACTCAGGACCTGTTGCGCCTTCTTTGAATGCGCCTTCTTTGAATACACCATTATCTTCGATGTTTGAACCAACTGCAATTTCGTCAATACGCACACCGTCTACTTCCTTTTCCTTGATAGTGGGATATATCTCAACGGTCTTTTCCTTTACATCTTCGGTGTCAAAAAACACGCTACCGGGACGCACACCGATAACGTCTGCCGCAGGCGACTCTATCCACGGACGGTCTGCACGCTTAGAAAAGCGCAATTTTGCACCTGTTGGGTTTAATTCTTTATGCTTCTCGGGGTGGTTATTCCACCAGTCTTGTAAGGATATAGAAGGAAAACCAGGTAGCATTAGGTTAAAGCACGCCATATTGTTTGGCAGATGCGCGCCAGCTGCATAATCCCTCCTATTAGAAGGAAAGGATTCTTTGTTGACACCGCTGACGAAATGCACCCTACCTGCTTCTTGTATCGCAGCAAAGCACGCTTTAGCTTCTTCTATTGTAATATCATATCCTTTTCCGCCTAATATCTGTAAACTAATGTGATTATGGTAACAAGGCTCTACGCCAACATTGACCTTGGCTTCAACAACCATTCCACCATCATGGATATTCACAGAGTATGTATCATATCCTGGACCACCGCCAATTCGATACGTAAAATATACGGAAGCACGCTCGACGGGTATGTCGTCGATATAAAATTCTATATTGCAAATTTCACCATAAACTTCGTTTTGTATTACGCGAGAAGGCTTAGACCAAACCTCCATATTTAGTGTTGCATAGTATCTGTCAGGAATATTTTTGTCAGAACCGTATGCTCTCATACGTGTAACTATTTGTTGGTCTGCCTCTGCATCTTGATTTACCTCGTACAAGCCGTTGCCCTTTCCGTACTTGAAAACATTACGTGTTGGCAGTCCTGACGTACCAACAAACACTTCTCTGTTGCGCGTTATGAAGTTTACATCGAACTGGGAGTTTACCAACGCAAGGCCTTCCCACACCGTCTGCTTGTCGATACTAATGGATGTTGATGTTATTTTGGTATCAGAGACTCCCGTGTTGTCAGGATTTGACGTATCACCTCCATATATCTCCTCCCATCTTGCTGCATCGCATCCTCTCGCATTGCTTCTGTTCCAGTTGCGCGAATAGAATAGCCATTTGTTTCCGCCAACTTGTTCATTCATACACGCCTGCAAACGGTCGAGTAAGTCATCCAACGACTCCACGTAGAATTGGAAGACGGGCAGGGCGGTATAATGTAGCTCGTTATCGTTTAAGACTACATCTAAAAATTCTGCTCTTGCCAGTTCGTCAGATAAAGAATTGAATTTTACATCTTGGTACTTGAACGAATTGCCGAGTGCATTTTTACGGCCTTGTTTCGCCTTGCCTGGGTCGTAGTTTAATTCAAAACGTTGATTTCGATATATTAGATAATCACCAATTTCAAAGTCTATTGGAGCCTCATTCTCTATAGATACAGATACCGAGCATTCGCCCATCCACTCGCCGTCGTATTTTAGCGAATGAACGGAAATTTCCTTGCCGTTGGTGTCACGCAGCGGTGCACCATTCTTATGATAAAGTTTCCATTCCATATCTCTATTTGATTAATGTTACTTCCGTTACGGGGTCTTCAACTCTCAACACTGTAGAGAACGTTACCACATCTCCCTCGTCGTCGCGGTGCAGGTCTGCGTCGTCGGATACCTTCTTGAGGCGGATGTGTCTTCTTCCCACCTTAGTCCAGTCGCAGTACATCTTCATCTTCATACCGCTTCCGTCGCGTCCGCTGAGGTAGTTCAGAAATTTTCTTATTACTGCGTTAGCTGAAAACTTGTCACCCTTGCAGCACCATTTTACGGTCGTGTCGTATGCTGCGAATTTAAGGCTGTCACCGAGGTATGCGTCTTCTCCGTTTTCATCCTTCCAATCCCTTACCACTGGCTCCTTGACCTCCATGCCAATGTCGAACGGTATGGAGGCGCACCACACATCAAAGTCAGCTACGGTTTCTTTTACCACCGCTCCAGTCTGCTCTTTTTGTATAAAGACATTGTAGTGTTGCATAAATATACATAATTTTCTCCAAAAATAATAAAAAGCGGATAATTATACAAATTAATATATAACTATCCGCAATTTTAACAATAAATATACACTTTGTCAGCTAATATAGAGCTTTTTTCTGCCACTTGTAGACACCGCGTTCATCCAATCCATCATCCGATCGAGCTTCTCGTTACGAGCTTCCGCAAGCATGACAATCTGCGTGAGCTGCCCGAGCTGCGCTTTCTGTATCTGACCCATTTCGGGAAGACGCATCTTCAATAGTTCTCCGATGTCCTTGACCTGCGCACGATTAACACTCACGTCAAGACGGATGGCATTGACGTAACTTGCGAGAATATCCGCAGTTTCCTCAGTGATATTCTTGATGCCGTTGGTCACACTTCCATCGCCATTTTCCGACAAGTCGAGTCCCATGTCCTTCAAGCGTTCGAGGATTGCCGTGATGTTCTCGGCTGCATTGTTGGTGCCATTATACAGGTCATCCGCAACCTTAACGACATCTTCTGGTTCAAGCTTTCCTTTCTGCTTGATTATTTCCGTCAGATTGTCAAGCGGCCCTTGCAGCGCAACCTCCATTATCTTCTGAGAGACGATGTTTTTGGTAAGGTCTTTTACCATTTCTTTTGCCTTCTTCTTGTAGGCATCAATAGCGTCCTCACCTTTTGACCATGCGCTTACAACTGCGTCGGTTAATTGGCTTGCCCACGCCTTCATGTCTACGCCATAGATGTCCTTGAGAAAGTCCTTTGCAAAATTGTTAATGGTCGTTTCCATCTCCTTGATTTGCTGCTTGTAGTCGGCAATCTTATCCTTGTCCTTCTTCTTCTTGCCCTCCTCAGCGTTTAACTGCCTCTGCATTTCATCCTTCTGTGCCATGAGGGAAGCCTGCTCAGCGAGGTAAGCGTTGCCTGGGTCGGATAGGGATTTTTTAGCAGTAGTGTACGTATCAGAGGAATATTGGCTCTTTTTACTCTCTCCTCTTGCTGCTTTTTCGTAAGAATTAGTAACGTTGCCCAATCTTTTACGTGTATCCGCATCCATTTTGTAGGAATAGACACCGCCAAGGGTATTTTCAATCGCCGTCTTTACATCGTTGCGCAAGCGCTCAAGTTCCGTTATATTTCGCTCTGCGAGTTTGATTTGGCGTTCTAACTTTGCATCGTGCGCCGCAGCAAATGCCTTAAATGGAGAGGTGAAGATGCCAACAACTCCTTGAAGAACACCACCGACATTGCCAGACATGGCACTTGTGACCATATTTGAAATGGAACTTGAAACACCGCCGAGGGAATTAAAGAATGCCGTTGCATCTTGCCATCCGTCGTTTTCTGTATCAACGCCAAGAGCACTCGCTGTGTCCTTAATATCATTGAACGTGGCGACAATGCTTTGGATGTTTTCATTGATTTTACTTGCTGCGGCACTGACATTCGCCATAGATTCCTTGAACTCATTGGCGGCCTTAGCCTCTTTTTGACCCTGTTTGAGTTTCGCGTCACCCTTTTCTTCCTTTTCATGCCCCTCAAGCATTTTAGCAACGATTTCATCGACAGCATCAAAATCCAAGTTTGAGAACGCTTCTATTAGCTCCGTGTTAGCCTCCTGCAGCATTCTCTCGCCCTCCTGCTTCAATGCCGCTCCAGCTGTAATTTTCTCGTTGGCGTTCTTTACTCTCTGTTCGGCGACACCACTAAGACCAGAATTAAAGAAGTTTTTCTTGCCACTTGAGAGTTTGTTCAACTGCTCGTCAAGCTGCTGTATCTGCTTGCCGTACTCGCGAGCGTCAATGGTTCCGTCAGCAAGTGCCTGGTTAATGTTCTCGCGTATCTGCGAAGCGATTTCGGATGCCCTGTCCATGCCGAGCTGCGACACCGCTCCGAAGAACGTGATATAGTCACTACTCTTGTTGAAGGCTTCCGTCTTAGCAGAGTTCACTTCCTTGTCCCGTTGGCGCGTGTAACGAGAAGCAAGACCATAGTTTCCCGCTTCTTCCGCTTGTGCAATAGGCGTTTCATACTTGGCGTAGATGGCGGCTATCTTCTCCTGCGTGCTTGCTGTCTGTGCGATGATGTCCGCAGCCTGCTGCAAGCTCTTGACATAATTGTCCTTTACCAAGGTCGTTATCTTCTGCCAAGCCTCAAGAGCGAGAGGCGTGTCCTTATACAGAACCTTCGCGTCGGCTTCGGTCATTCCGAGGTTGACATCGTGACCGAAGTTCTTCTTGAAGTCCTCCGCCATCTTTCTTGTCTGCTTGTTCCACACTGCGCCGTCTTGAAAGGCGAGCTTGGCGAAGTCCAGACTGCCGGTCTTCTCGTATAGTTCTTTCTGCAAGTTCGCCTGCTTCACGCCTTTCTCCAGTGCCTCCTTGAAGTTTGAAGATACGCGCTCCCATTCCACCTTGTCGACTTCTGAGTACTGCCACTCTGCCTTCTCGCGGTTGACTTGCGTACGAAACTTCTTGCGGTCGGTGGTATTCCAGAAGCCGCGGCCAGGCATCATTGCCTCAAGACTCTCCATATACTTGGAAAGGTCTATCTTCTTCCAGTCGAGGTTGGGGAATAGGCTCTTAACCTTTCCTATAGCCTCGCTCTGCGTGTTTCCTATGCCAATGTATTTCTGGTACCACTGGCGAGCGGCCTTGAAATCTTCAAACTGCTGACGAAGCGACTCAAGAGCGGAGTCTTTCTTCGTGCCTTTGTTCTTATCTTTCTTTGCGTCGAACAGATTTAATTCCTTTGCGGTCTGTTCTGCCAGCTGCCACTCCTTTTTTAATTCATCCTGCCGTTTTGATTTTGCTTTTTTTGCAGCTTCGTATTCCTTCTTTTTCGCAGCTACATCAGCGTTAGCGGCTTCTCTTGCTTTAGTCCACGACCCCTCCTTTCCCCAAGATTGCGCAAATTTCTGCTTCTTCGCTTGTGTTTCTGGGTCACCAACGCCAAGTGGCATTTTTGGAAGATTGCCAAGAAGCTCATTTTGAACATCATTAAACTTACTATCTTTAAAAACAAGATTTATAACAGCCTCGAAGTTGGACGCATCAAGCAGTGCCTGTAAAGCCTTTTCAAATTCCGGGTATTGCCCCGTAAGCCCTCTTTTTGCATCTTGCATCAACTCTTCAACTTTCGCCTTTTCGGCTTCGTTGAGAGTTTGCCCCGAGCGTATTTTTGTTGCAATAGTCGGAGCAATACTGTCAAGCAAATCGCTAAGTTTGTTTTTAGCCTCTTCCTGTAACCATGAGTCTTTATCTCCAATGCCAAATGCTTGTAAGACCGATGCTCTTATCATGTTGGCTCTACTCTCTGGTATTTCCATGGAAGCAAAAATGTTGCTCATGGCTTGCATCGCAGCAAGGCGCATAGTTTCGTCTTTAGAAATATCTCCGAATTGTTTAAGTATAACCTTTTTTATCGGATTTACCATGTCGCCCTTCTGATAAGGCTGTAAACCTTTCCATGCCGCGCTTCTCGCAGATGCAAAGTCCATGCCCTTGTCACTCATATTTTGGGCGGTTGTCTTTTCCAGTCTTTCATAGTTTCTGTTTGACCGTGTTATCGCCCCGCTAAAGTCCGAATAATTATCGCGATTTCCCATTTTGGACTTAGCAATCATCTCTGCATCACGCAACCTCTTTAATTCCTCATCAAGATATTTCAGACGCTCCTCATGGCTTTGCTTCTCGTCAGCCTTCATTACAAGATTGTTGTAATTGTAAGGCTCAAGTTGTTTTAGCTTTTCTTTGTATGCGTCAATTAGGTTATCAACCTCCTTTATATCCCCTCCGGATAATACCTTTGCGGTGTCATTTTCGCGCAAAAAGTCGTTTAGCTGTTTTATGCGGTCTTCAATTTCGTTCGCTGTTTGATTAATCCTATTCGTTAAATCAGCACTCTTTGTGTACATATAAGATATACCCATCGTAACGCCAGTAATAATCAGGCCAGGCAATCCGCCGACGGCAGCGAGCAATGTCGCTCCCATAGTCCTTGCGCCAGCTGTGAGTATTGCGAATGCAGACATTCCTTTAAGTGCGAACGTTCTCCAAAAACCACCTGTAGTGGCGAATTGTATTTTTAGATTTGTAAAGTAAGCGTTCGTTCTTAATTGCAATCCAATAAAAGCGGCTTTCGCTTTATTCCACCATCCACCATTCTGTCTCGCCTCTACGAGCTTGCGGCGCGAACCAAAGGTTCCAGTACCCGCAAAATCTGTCATGCCGTCTTTGTATATAGATCTGCTTATCTGCCCATTTATATACATTCTTTCGAGGTCGACCTTTTTAATCGCTTTCGCTAAAGAAAGTGCTTTTATGTCCTCTGATGTGATAAGCTTCTTTGTAGCAAGCAGACGGAGTTCTTGTGCTGTTGTTTTCTCTCCGAGTAACACCTTCTTTTGGATATCAGAAGCCATACTTGCTTTGCCAGACAATAACGCAGCACCGATGCCACCGCCAAGCGAGGTTTGCAGTCTTTTCAATGCAAAACCGCTAAATGCCGCGACAACAACAGGTGCCATCGTGTGCAACGCCTGTACAAGATTTGTAACAAGGTCGAGTATATGCTTTAGATTGCTTCCAACGATGTTGCTATCGCTTGCAAACTCTGAAAGCATAATTTCCCACGCATCTTTGAGTTTATTGAATCTACCAAGAAGCGTTTCTGAAAGCACAAGCTGCATGTTGTAGAACTGACCTCCCGCATCGGTCATTTCCCAAAAGACGTTCTTTACGTCCTCGAAATCAACGCCGCGTCCCGATATGCGGGTTTTTACTTCGCTTGTAGACACCTTGCGGCCTTCACGCTTTGAATAGTATTCGGAAAGTTTCTGTAACAACGGAATACCTGCGTAGGAAATCTGGCGCAGCTCCTTGCCATCAAGCCAACCGCGAGAGCGTACCTGTCCGAACGCCAAAGCTATTCGCTCGAAGCTGACTCCAAGACCCGATGCCATATCTGCGAGTCGCTTTGTGGTGTCATACAACTGGTCGTACTCTACTCCGTAAGCCGCCAACTGTTTTACATCTCGGTTTAATTCAGAGAAAGTAAACGGCGACTGTAATGCAAGCTGTTTAACTTGTGAGAACATGGTGTTGGCGTTCTGTACATCACCCAAGATACTCTGTAATGCGATATGTTGCTTTTCAAGCTCGCCACCAGTCTTTATCACACTCATGGCAAACTGCTGCATACCATAAACAAGTCCTCCCTGCATAACCAGGGACTTCAAATCCTGCATTGTAGAGTTAAGACCACCGGCGGAGTTTTTCGCCTGCTCAAAAGCGCGAACAAGGTCGCTACGCACCTTTGCCGCCGAATTTGCAATCTCCTGCTGGTGCTTTCGCTCTAAATCAATACTCTTTTCTTTCTCGCGGTTTGTCTTTTCTTGCGCCGCGTTAATCGCTCTCTGGTCTTGCAGGGCACGGTTGGCGATTGTTGCATCATGCCCCGCGCCGTAATTACCGAGTCTGCCTATATGCTCCCGCCAATCCGTCGAGGAAAGACTTCCCTGAAGAGCACGCAATACACGCATCATGCTGAGAAGACGACGTATCTCCTCGTACGACTTATCTGTGTTGGCTCCAAGAGAAATACCACGACTGAACTCGGCACGCAGCTGACGAACCTTATTGCCAAGGGAGTCGTATCGTCGCTCTGTGTTCCTCAACTCATTCTGCCTCTGCTTCTCTGCCGAAGCTCTCTCGCGCTCCGCCTTGGCCGCATCTTTCGCAGCCTGAGCAGAGTCCTTTTCGAGCTTGGAATAATAATCAGACATTCTTCTCTGAATATCATCCTGTCTCTGCTTCTGTGGTGTCTGACCTATCAAATCCTTAACGTTTACCTGACTCACACGGAGAGTGTCGTAAACGTTCTGAAGGTTGGTAATCGAACGCATCAGCTTCTCTGCTTCAGTGTTGGCCTCCTTCAAGCCCTGCTGACCGAAGGAAATACCCTCCTTCGTACCGCTTCCAATTGCGTGCTGATACAAGGTAATATCCTCTCTGACCCTCCCAAGTCTTTCAAGTAATGTATCTATCTCTGCCTTGATATTTTTAAGACCATTGTCGTTCTTGAAGAACGGAGATATGCCGGCCTTCTCGGCAACCTTACGCTTCTCTTCAACGAGCGTCATGTAACGCTTGGTGTAGTCCGACAAAGCTTTCAATTCGGCTTCTTTATCTTTGGCACTTAACTTTGAAGCTACGGCAAACTCTCTCTCCTGCGCCACCGCCTTTGCCTTTTCGCGACCATAAGCCTGCATTGCCGTTGAAGCCTTGTTGAGTTCGACAGAAATATCGCTAAAGAGTTGCTTCATCTTGTCGACATTCGCCAGTTCTCCGTTCTTGTTTGACATTGCTGCTTCCATTCGTGCCACAACGCCTCCAAGTCCAGAAATGCGCTCTCCGAACATTGAAGTATTATATCCCTTTTGCGTGCCTTCGTTCATAAGGTCGCGTAGCTTGGCGAGTTTTTCACGCACAGCGTCAATGCGCGCATCCAGTTTAGAGAAATTACCGTCGAGGTCGGACAAAGGGTTCGGCTTCTGTAATTTGCCGATAATTGCATCCACATCCTTGAGCGTCATTGCCAAGGTCTTTCTATACACACCGAGTATATGGGCGTCATCCGCACCTGTTAAATACTTATCGTTTTGAAGCGCCAGCAGCTTGTTCCGAAAATTCTCAACGAGCTTTGCGGCTTCCTTTATATTCTTTGTGTCAACGTTCGGGTTTGCCGCCTTGACCTCTGAAATATGTTTCTGAGCGATGTCTATTCTCTGCAACAGGGAGAGGTATTCAAGAGCTTTTTTTAAGCGTGGGGTAGGGTCGGGATAGTTCGCGGGATTAAAGTCTTTTCCTTCTTTCACCATTGCCACTGCTCTCGCTTTGTCCATTTTCTCAATCGCGGCATTTGCTTTGTTCAGGATGTCGACGTATTTACGCCCGCTGTCGTCCTTAACGCCAAGAAGCGTACTCGCCTTACCTTTGAAAGCATCAAGAACCTCATTCAGTATTTTCGTATATGCTATTTGCGTTTGTGTCGCTGCGGCGTCCTTTTCTCTTGCAGCTGTAACATCGTTGAGCATTTTGTCAAGCCCCTTGTCCTCAACAAACGGCTGTATCTTTGGCGCAGCCGCAGCCTTGTTTTCTGTTGCATTCTTCTCCTTCTGCGCCGCAGAGGTAGCCTTTAGCTGCTCCTCCTGCTTCTTGAGGGCATTGGTCTGCACATTGACCGCTTCTGCATTCTTCTTTGCCTGCTCCTCATCTTGCTTCCACACAGGTTTTTTCTTCTCGGTTGTTGCGAGCAACTTCTCCTCATCATCTCGAAGTACAGAATAGGCCCTATGAAGTTTATAGATTTTATCGTCCAATCCAGCAGCCCATGCCAATCCTTCTGTGTCAAGAGTCCTCTTGTTAAGCAAGCCCATGCCCTCTTTTTGAAGCTTAATTATCTCGCGTTGAAGATCCTCAAGTCCTGCCTTAGCTTTATCGGTTTTGAAAAAATTTTCAAAAAAGAAATTTCCTTCTTCTTTTATCTTCGATATACCTTCTAAAACCTTTAAGGCTCCTGTCGCACTTCCCCACATCTTGTCACCAGATGCTGTAAGACCCCGAGTATATAGTTTGTCTAACGCATCATTTATTTTCATAATGATGCCAGAATACTCTTTAAGGCTTTTTGCTCCGACGCTCCAATTCAATGAGGAGAATCCGCCTCGAATGCTACGTATAGCCTCAAAAACGACTTGCAGTTCCTTGGCTTCTTTGGTCGAATCGCCAACAGCTTTCTTTAGCCTGTCCAAAAAAGCTACATTCTTCCCCGCAAGATTCTCCTCCGCAAGCTTCCTCATGCTCTCTTGCGCCTTTTTGGTCTTTGCGTCTACACCGGTCATGCTGTCTGCTATCCTATTCAGCTCCTTTGACACAGCGTCCTTTATTCCAAGGCTCATCCATAAACTTCCAACGTTTCCATCTGCCATATCCTGAAATATTTATCGTTTAGATTTTGTTGTTTAAATAATCGGAAAGACTTATCTTCTTGCCGACAAGACTGCCCTCCTTCTCCTTCTTCTTTACCCAGTTATCCCAAAGGTCGTCCATCTCCTTTGCGGTGTGCTTGACACTACCGTCGGGGTTGCGCTTCTTGTACACAATAATGGGCTGGTCTGCAACCATGAGGTCTATCTGTACCGAAGTGTAGCACCACCAGTAGTCGTATGCCTTGATGCCGTAGCGCGTAGCAAAGAGGAACGGGAACTTTTCGGCTAACGAGAAGGCTGCTCCCCAGCTTGTCCTGCTCGGGTAGCTTTCACTTCTTTCTTCGTCATCGTCATCGCCAGATCCGTCATCCCTGTCGCTAATATGGTAGTCAGCGAGCACACTACCAATGGTACTTTTTTTTTAGCTGCGTCAACGACCCTCAGAACCTCGATTGCATCCAAGTCCTTGATGTAGTACAGCCAACGCCAGTAAGCCCAGTAGAAGAAGCGTAGCTTCCAAAAATTATTAAGAAGAACGATGGCGCACAGCTTTACGCCGCGCTTCCACTCGTCTTTCTCATTCGCTGTGACGTGCGAAAACTTTCTTATCGCACCTCGTTTAAGCCAACCGATTTTGCGCTTCCTGCCCATAAAGACAACCGCTTCGGGTTCCGCCTCCAATACGCTGTCAAGAGCTTTCTGCAACTCGTCGCTGGGTTGTTCTATCTTCTTTTCTTCCATACCGTTTTTCTTGATGTTAAGTCTTGTAAAAACAAAAGCGGAAAACCGCGACCCTTGATAAGTCCGCCGCTTTCCGCTTCATATTCGATTGCGTTACGCCGCTTTTTACTTTAAGCAGCTGCTGCCTTTGTAAGCCAAGCGATGCTCTTCTTGCCAGCACCCTCGATAGAACCCGAGAACTTGAACGCAACAGGTTTTGTGCCTGTTTCATCCCACTGCAAGGTAGCGTAGAGGGCGATGTTGGTGATGACCATGACGTTTGTCTTGGTATCGTCAACGATTGCGATTGTGCCCTGAATTTTGAACTTCTTAAGCTCAAGAGCAACGCCGGTAAAGCCTGTTGTCGCGTCGAGCTCGGTGTCGCCGGTCTTCAAAGTGACCTTTGTAAGTTCGCTCACCGCATCGTTGCCAAACATCGCAGCGAGCAGATCCTTTGCCTTTGACGGAACAACGAACTCAACGTTGAAGTCGCCAAGCTCGGAGGTTGTCGCCCAGTCGCCTGCAAGACCGATAACCTTGTAGTGGTTGATGGTCGGGTCTTCCATTGTCGCCTTCAGTGAGTCAACCTCAACAGGCAGTTCGAGGTCTGCTGTAATGTCGATAGTAGCCTTGCTGAGGTCTGTGATTGCCTTAGCGTACAAAAGTGTCTTAGGGCCTACAAAGAGGTCCTTCAACTCTTCGATTTTCTTCATTGCCATAATTCAAAACTTTTTTAGTTAAACCTTAATTTTTGCGTTTATTTGGTTCTTAACGAACCCTGTATTATCGTTACCGAAAAACCGTCGCCGTCGTCCGTTTGCAGAGTGACACGCGGCTTGGTTACGATGATGTTGTCTGTTGAGATTGGAAACTTTGTCATTACCGCACTGACCTTCTCGGATACCGCAGACACGTTCAACGTATTGGGGTTCCTGGCGGATGTCTTGTCACGGACATATATCTCTATCTGCGCGGTAGTCGTATAATCGTTGAAACTGCCGTCGTCGTTCATCTCATTGTTGTAGATGCTCGACGGGAAAGACACAACGATATAGCTGTCGGGCCTGTCGCAGACAGACTTCGGGCGGTTTCTTGGATAAACCTTGTCACAGATGCCTTTTACGGCATTGCCAACATCGTAGTATAGTGTCTTTATGCTTATCATATAGTTACTATCGTTCCTTCAAATATACCTGGTATTTCATCAGTTAGTCCAGTAAGAACATCGTGGTTGCGCTTGTTCTGGACATATTTTGCATATTCCATCGCAACGACAGCAATCAACGCATATGTAGCTTTTGGCTTTCTTGCTTTAAGACTTCGCCGTGCAACACTAATTCCATCCTTTCCTCCGCCTCCATATTCACCAGTGAAAGGTCTTGATACCGTCTTCCCATCTGGCATAACGTGTATTACAGGTTCTCCTGTATAGTAGGCGGATAAGTTGTACTTTTCACCTTTTGCAAGTGACCTGCGGGTTGGCGGTTCAAGACCGACATTTGTTGCGTCTGCGATGCTAACAAGTTTACTACGATGATATACGCCTACAGCGAATGAGTTCAACAAGTTACCAGTTACGTCATAGTAGTTTTTTGTGCCAGCATAGCGCTGAACCATCTCAATGGCGACCAAGTTCAACTTGTCAAGTATCGCTTCCGTCGTTTTCTTTCCTATAACATTCTTCGCCTTAATGGCAAATTGTTCCGCCAAGCTTCTCATACGCTAAACCCTTGTAAAGTCCCAATAAACAACAGTTCTATTATTGTCAGGCTCGCAGTCCTTCACCATTCCGACCTCGGTGTTGTTGCCGACCGTTGCGTAAATCATGTCACCATCAAGAGGACATCTGCCGGCATCCCATTCGTCATATCTGACAGGAATTGATACCTTCCTCTTGTTCTCGTCGACATTCTTACCGCCCTCGGTAGTCGTATCGGTATAGCTGCGGCCCTCGCCTTCGTAGATAACAATCTCTGTGTCATCGCCGACCTTTGCGTCATCATCAGCAAACGGATCGTTTTCGTCCGCCTTGCCAATAAGTACCCTGACGATTTTTATCGTGTGAGGGTATCTCGGGTTTCTGATATTTGCCTTTCTCATACATCCTTATTTTATAATGTGAGGAAGCGGACAGCCGAACGCCGAAATGTCGGCACGCTTCACGCCATGAGAGGTTATTCTGAACGACGACTTCTTCTTTAACATCGAACCTGGCTCAAGCTCCGCATAGATTGCGTTGGCTTCCGCCTTGAGTTCCGCACGGTCACGCTCGGATATTTCAAAACCACCTTCCGTATGGCTCCATCCGTTATCAGAGTCGGAAGTGTTGTTCATCTTGCTCGGGCCGAGAACAAGCCATTTTAGAATATCGGCATAGGCAAGGCGAACGTCATCACGGTTAGCGTCAGCATACGCCATGCTCCCGTCCAACGCCCTTTCAATGAGGATTGTATGCACTGTGTCGTCGGGTATATTGAAACGCACCTTGCTGAACAGAGCATCCTCCAATGTATATATATTATTGCCTTTCTTCAT